GACTTGACGAACACGAACGTTGGCAGGATCGGCATGGGTGCGTCAACACGATCTCGCGCCCTTCCCTTGCGCTTCGTGATCGTCGCTGTCGGGGTCCAGGCTTCCACGCCACTGTCAGCAAGTGATGATGCCAGCTTGAGTGTACTTCCTCCCCGCGTGCGAAGGATACACCAACCGTCCGTCGCTCCCCGCCCCTTAGCCATGTGCCCTAATACCTTCCGCCAGAATTGAATTTGTCCGCGATCACGCGGGTGCCAGTGATCGCCAGCAACGCAATCACGCCAATGAGAATCCAGCCCATCGTTTAGATCCTCTTGTCCGTTTGGGTCATGACGGCTTCCGTCCGAGCACAGCGACCGCGAGAAACCCAATATTCGCGGCGTAGGCATAAGCCCGCATCAATCCATCAAACGACAACGGCGAGTTGGGCGTGGCGATCCAAATGATAATCGTGAAGGCAGACGCGCCGATCGCGAACCAAATGGAGAAAATGCGAAACTCGCTCACCGTTCTTCCTCTCGATATGCCAGGGTGTAGGGATGGGTCATGCGGCCCTCTCGTAGCGATGAGCCTGTTCAAGCAGGCTGGGAGCCGATGACGAGGCGCTGAGAACCTTCGCCATCCACTCGACTGGGCTAGTGATGGATTTTGCTTGGCAGTCGATGAGGGCTGCGAGCGTTTTCCCATCCCCATGCTCTTTACGCCAGCGGCCCACGATGGAGCGGGCGGCGCGTTCTTCGTGTCCCGAAGCGGTCAAGAGCGTGATGCCAATATCCCAAATGGCTTTCACAGTGTCGACGGGCGGGACGCCCATACCGTTAGGTATGGATAATGGAGGTGGAGGGGCATTGCGTTCGCTTATGCGTTCGCATTCCTCGTTTCGTGGTTTTTCAATATCTTGCTTTCCCCAACGCTTCTTGGCCGACGAAGAATTACTGGCAGCCTTTTTATCGGTCCAAGCCCTTTCCTTGCTCAAGCGCTTCTGCGTCCATGCTCCATCAGCCAAGGTCCAGAACGCCATCACGCAGGGCTTCAGTTTCGCCCATTTGGCCGGCCCGATCGCCAACATGCGGGCAAGCCGCTGATCGTCGTCGGGCAGCGAGCACCCCGGCGAACGCCACGCGAGCAAGAGCAGCTTGAAATATGCCCCGTGTTCCTCAAGCGTGAGGTGATGCGTGTCCGCCAGATAGGCGTCGCCGAATATAGGGAGTGCCGCCCCCTTCATCCTCGGACAGCCTGATTACCGGCCCAGAACACGCCCGTCGCGCTGCCCGTGCGGCCATTGCGACGCTTGGCGCAGATGAAGTCAATCATGCCCTCGCACTTGCGCATGGCGACCTGCCAAACGTCGTGTTTCTCGTGCGCGGGATCAGCCTCAGGAGCCTGCTTCAGATAATATTCGTGGCGATAGAGGAACAGCACGGCATCTGCGTCCTGTTCGATCTGGCCGCTGTCTCTGAGGTCGGAAAGCTGAGGCCGCTTGTCGGGTCGTTTTTCAGCCTCTCGGCTCAATTGGGCCAGCGCGAAAACGGTGAGCCCCTGCTCTTTCGCGATGGCCTTTAGCGCCATGCTGATTTCGCTGATCGCTTCATAATTCGATCGCTTGGGGTTGTCCGTCTGGAGCAACTGGAGATAATCGATGATCACCATTTCCAGCTTCAAGCCACGCGCCTCAAAGCGGCGCTTGTACCGGCGGATGATCATCGACAGCCGGCCGATCGATAGCTTGCCAGTGTCGATGATCTGAAGGGGGAGATGGTGTATGTCGGAGCGGATGCTGGCGATCTGCTCGCGCTGAGCCGCAGTCAGCGTGTTGTCGCGGATGCTCTCGAACGGAATGCCACGGTGACCGTCAAAGCATAGATCAGCAGCCATGCGGGCTGCTAATTCCGTGCTGCCCATCTCCAGGCTGACAAACAGGACGCCATGCCCAGCCTTTGCCGCGCCGATCGCATAGCTGAGCGCTGTAGCCGTCTTTCCCATTCCGGGGCGGCCGGCGCCAATGATGAGCTGCTTGGGCTTGAGCGGACCGATCAGCCGATCAATGGAAGGGATGGCATGGCACTTGACGCCGCCAATCGGCTCATCAAACGACGCGAGCAATTCATCCAGACACTCGGCCGCTGTAGGTTGATGCAAACCCTCATCGGTAACGGTGGCGTTGAATATGCCGGCTTCAGCGGACTCCACGACCGTAGCCAATTGGATCTCGCTATCGGCAGCATCGTTGATCACGGCGCGCATGTTCTCGATGAGCATGCGCCGTTGGGAAAGTTGGTGGATTTGCTTGGCGGTCGCAGCCAGATCGATAAGGCCAGCCGCACCCTGGTTCATACGAGCCAAGAACGACATGCCGCCAGCCTCTTTGAAGTCGGGCAAGTCGTCCAGATACGGCTTAATGGTGAGCGCGTTTAACGGTGCGCCGCGCGCTGCTTCACGAACGATCAAACCGTACATGGCAGAGTAGAGCGGGTCGGTGAAGTCGGCGGGCGATACGCGATCAGCAGCAATATCCGTCCGGCTGCCATCGAACAGCAGCGCGGCGACTAAAGCGTGTTCGCCATCGACGTTGGCCACTGGCCTTGGGGTGACGCTGTATGCATTCACGCGGCATCCTCCGCCAAGAAAAGGTTCTCGAATTTTTGGAGGGCGCGCGCTGTCGCCATGCAGTGATCCAAATTGGCCAACAGACCCGGATCATCCATGCGCTGTTTGACGAGCGTCTGTAGCTCGCGCCAAGCGGCTTCGACTGCGGTTTCGTCAGTCGTCTGCTTGCTCGCGAAAGGGAGGATAGCGCCCATCGACGATTCTATGCTCCCTGCAACTGCGGTAAAGCAATGGAGCAAGCCGCCGAGAAAACGCTTATCCACATAAAACACGATAAGTGTCTGAAAATGCTGGTTGTGGATAATCGCATGACGGTGGATGCGCGCATTACGCCGCCTCCCCGACCGTAATCGTGATGGTACCGCCCCTCTCACCGATCACCGGTGGTTGTGGATCGAACAGGCTATCATTGACGCCCAGCGCGTCCGCGATGCCGTCTAGGTAGCTCTTGCAAGCCGAGATGCAGGCGTCGCGGTCGGGCGCAGGGCCGCGCGGCATGGGGTGAACAAGGAAATGCACCGGAATGCGCTCGTCGCCATGCGCGATGTTCCTGGCCCCTGCCCCCAGCGCTGCTATCTTGCCCCATTGGCGGTGCAATGCGATCAGGCGAGCGCGCTTGTGGAATGATCGCGTGCGCCCGTTGGGCCACAGGACCTTGTCAGGCCATGGGAGTGTTACCTTGATCACCCCTGCCCCCACATGGTTGCCTTCGAGTTCCAGACGGACAAGCTGGGATGCTTGGTGTTGACCGCAACGGGTCGCAGGCATTCGACTGTCATCGCCTTGCCGACGATGCGAATGATAGCCGGTGCCGCAACACACCGCTTCGGGATGTCAGCGTAGACCTTCATGCCCGCGCCCTCCCCTTCAAGGCAGCGGCGCGGCGCTCCAGGTATTGGCGATGCTCGTAGCTTGAGAGGGTTTGCTGAACCAACTCGTCCAAGCGCTTCATGGCTTTGCGTTGGCGATAGGAGGCTATGAGATGGGAGATCATGCCGCTTGCTCCTGAAACAGCGAGCCTTGGCGTTGAGCATCCTCAAGACGCTTGCAGGATAGGTCGAAATACGTCTCGTTAAGCTCGATCCCGACGAACCGGCGTCCTGCCATGACGGCGGCGACTCCAGTCGTTCCAGACCCCATGAAGGGGTCACAGATAAGCTCGCCTGGATTGGTGAAGTCGGCGATTATCTCGCTCATTAACCGGCGGGGCTTTTCGGTCGGGTGCAGACCAGTGCGCTCCGGATTATTGACAAGGTGCGTGTAGATCCCGCGCTTGCCGCCAGCGTTCCACTTAGCGTGGCCAGATCCGCCCCAACACACCACGAAGCACTCTGCACCCTGAGCAGGGCCCTGGCCGTTAAGCTGTGGTGTGCTGTCGGGCTTCACCCATACGCAGGCGCGCTTGTACTTGAGCGACGACGGGTTGAACGCATCCGCCCATCTGGCGACGCCCTCAACGGTGCAGAACACAATCACCCAGCCGTCGCAATTGGCGGCAAAGAGATCCACGATGGGCTCGCGGATATCGTCGATTGCGTCGAAGTTAACAGCCTTAAGTTCGGGTCCGGAGTCCATGCGCAGCGCCGTGACATTCGCCTTGGCAGCGTGAAGTGAAGCCTCGTAGGGCGGGTCGCTGATGAAGTGATCGACACGACCAATTGTCGGCAACACGTCCAGCGCGTTGCCTAGATACAGCGTGGCGTTGCCGATGACCTCTACGCGGCTCATGCGACTTCCCTGGGCTGGAGCTTAGTCAGCAGCGCCTCGATCGCATCTCGCGCATTCTCCAGCGTGCCGCGATTGGCGCGCACCTCGTTGCTGTCGATCGCGTCATCGTCCTCAAGGGCGACAGACAGCGCGAGCGCGGCTTTCAGGACTGCCGAGCCCTTGGCGCGGTCTGTACCGATGGTGGCAGGGCGGCTGTCGACGCACAGACGGTCGAATGCCCCGGTGAAGCGGCCATTCCATTCCCGCTTGGCGCGGGCAAAGGCGATCACGCCCATTTCCTGCTGCCCGCTTGCGTACTTGCCGGCCTGATCCTCGCTCTTGCCGAGGACAGCGGCCATGTCGGCGAAGGTCAGCTTGTCGTCGCGGCGGATGGCTGAGAGCGATTCCGCCAAAGCGTCCAAAACGGTCGAAGCGGAAAAGATTGGCTTTTCCCGCTCGGCAATGTTGCGCTGCGTCATTTAGAGGCGCTCCCGTAATGATCGATGAAGCCCCTAGCCTTGACCCTGTCCTGCTGAGCACGGCGGTAGCGCGCGTGCTGGCGGGCATCGGAAAGCTCGATCAGGCCGTAGATCCCGCCGGACACGATCCCGGTCGCGCAGATGCCGATGAGCATCGCCCAAAAGTCGATGTTGTCAGCCATCAGGCTTCTCCGTCATGTTGAGGATTGGGGGTCATGCGATTGACTCAGCGCGCGAGGTGCCGGATGCCTGAGCAATGTCACCCGAGGACCAAGACGCGATCACGCGCAGCATCGCCAACCTCTGGACGCTCAATGCGATCGTGTTGTCAGCGGTCATGCGCGGCCTCCAAGCAGAAGGCGCGCTGTCAAACGCAGCAGTCGAAGGCATCCTGCAATCAATCGACCGGTTCGTTGATACTCTCGACGGTCCTGATGATCAGGAATACGCGACCCGGATGCTGGCGTCGGTTCGAACCGTGCTCGCTCAAGCCGTGCCAAGGACGCCTCCCGATGGGAGTTGATGTCAGCGGCTGCGCTCATGCTGCGGCCTTCTGCGCGGCCGCTCGCGCCAGCTCGTCAAGCGATGCGAGATCACGATCGGCGAACCACACCCAATGCTCAGCAGGGATGCTGTCGCGCAAAATCCACGATCTGGCCGTATGTATAGATACACGGCGTTGAGCCGCGATAACCGCTGGGTTGGCGGCGCGAACGATGTCAGCATGCGTCCTCATCCGGCGATAGTGCACTATGCACTCCAACAGCGCAAGTGCCTTTCGCACTGTGATATCGCCTATTTGAGCGACATGTCACCAAACGAACGACTCCGCATTGCACGCGAAGCCGCTGGCTATAAGACTCAGGATGAGGCCGCGCAGGCGTTGGGGATCAGCGTCAACACCTATCGCCAACACGAGAATGACACGCGTAATTTGGGCGGCATCCCGCGCGATAAGGCGCCGATCTACGCCCGCAAGTTCAAAGTGGCGCTTGATTGGCTATTGACGGGCGCTGGCGATATGGCGGCGCCAGATCCCATCCCGCCGATCACGACGCTAACCGAAATGCTTGGCCTGGCAATATTCGGACTTCCACCTGGCGTACCGCTCTCGGAATTTCCTCGGCTCGTCGCGCCAGTGCTTCATGAACAGTTAGAGCGCTATCGAGCTGATGCCGAAGTGTCGGACAGCGTGGCCGAGCCGACCGCTCCCGGCATAGCCGTTCAATCTCCCGCTGCCACCAAAGCAGCCTCGCGGGCATAATCGCGCATTCCATCAGACAGGTGCGGCAACCGACATCACATGCCGGTTCCCGTAGCGTGAGCGGTCGAGTCGCATTTGCCATGTTCTATTTCTGTTCTAACTTCTCCAACATGTCTAAGATTTTTCCTACGGTGATGGCGGCACTGGTGGCGGGAGCTGGAGTTGCCATTGGCACACGCTCTTGGCATTGTGCCCGGCAGGGGGCCTATATGCGTCGATTAGTGATTTTGCTCGGCTTGGTCGCAACCGGTTGCAGCGGGCTGGCGAACGACAAGATTTGCTCAACGCCAGAGCAGCTAAGCGAAATGCTAAAGCTTCCACATGACTACACCAATCAAATCACGAAGGTGGATAACTGCCTTCATCGCTGGGCATTCCGCTTAGCCGGCGCCCAAGGGTCGATCAACGAAGTGGCTCAAGCTGCAATCGGGGCATGTCACGACACGTTCGAAGTGGAGGCGACCCTATTTGTGGTCGAGAACAAAATGCCGACCGACCAAGCCACGACCGACCATTGGGAGACAAAGTTTCGCGATGACGGCCTGGATCTAGCTAGATTCTATGTGGCCATGGCTCGGGCAGGACGGTGCGCAATACCCTAGCGCCTCTTCGGCGCGTATGGATCTTTGGTCCCGCGCTTCCCCGTATAGGGATTGACGTTCGGACGGCTCGACCAGTTATCGACTCTGGTACGGTTCGGCGATGTCCGATGGTACGGTGCCACGTACGTTCCAGTGGAGCGCTTGAAATAGCCCCGTACTGACGTGTTCCTGGCGTCTGCCGGTGTGGCGACGACGACTGCCGCGATAGCTGCGAGCATCAATATACGCATTGGTTTCTCCCCTTTGTTACCGATAGAGCTGTACGACCCGAAGATTCAGCGCTTTTGATATTTTGCCCGAGGACAAGGGAAGCTTTTCATCAACGCCTCTCGGATCAAGAATGCGGGAGAGGTGTCCCATTGCTCCGGGTTAGCGGCGATGTAGCGCCGTACAATGGTAACCGTTTGAAGCGTCCAAGCCTCTGACTGACCGTGGCACGTTTTGCCGTCCAACTGGAGCGTGTCCGCCACGCCAAGAATGTAGCTCACGCATGTATCGAGCGACAGGTCATCCCGCTTCGAGCACTCACTTGCGATGATCCCGCCGGTGACAGTCGAAATGCTCACTGGGTCGCTTGTCTGTGCCGCCAGCATCATCGCTAAGCCGATCATCCCCATCCCCTGCCCTACTCTTGTAGTCATAGCCGAGAGCAGGGCCACCCGAAAATAAATTCCGCGCTAGTGCGTTTTGCACTTGCAATCATACAGTGCATAGTGCACTACCCCCTTCAACACGATCAGAGTGTTGGAGGCGGAATATGGTTCAGGATGTGGAAGTTGGGCGCGCCGCTGACGCGGAAGCTGCTCTATCGGCTACGCCGACCGCGCCTGTAGTCGCGGCCCTGACGGGTAACGATCAGCCGCGCAATGAATTGGACGCACTGCGTTCCCTGTTCACTCCGGCGACGCGGGTTGTCGTGGCCAGCGCGCCGCCCAAGGTGCGGAAGTCATGTTGCGCGAAATGCCCGTTCGGCGGCTACGATCTGACGCCAGCCGAAGAAGAAGCGGCATGGATGTTGAAGGCTCGTTTGCTCGGGCGAATGAGCGCTGGCGAAAAGGTCGTGTGGGGCTGTCACGAAACTGTCGATAACGGCAAGCCACAGGTCTGCCCCGGCTTTCTTGAATACACTCGCGAGCGTCCGGAACTGTCGGCATGACCGCTCACTCCCACCCTATAGAAGAACCGATGCGCGTTTCTGACGTGCTGGACCGTGCTGCCGATCTGATCGAGCCGGAAGGCGCTTGGTGCCAGGGCGCTGACGCCCGCGATGCGCACGGTTGCGATGTGGATTACGACAGCCCCAGAGCCAAGTGCTTCTGCATTGTTGGCGCCATAAACAGAGTGAGCGGGCTGCCTATCAACGTGCGCGCCGCCGACCACTGGTCATGGGAAACAAGGCGCGCCTTTCGGTTGGCTGCTGGCGAAATGCCAATGCCTTTCAACGACGCGGACGGGCGCACCAAAGCTGCCGTAGTCACCAAGCTGCGGGAAGCCGCTGCCATCGCACGGGAGCAGGGGAAGTGAACGCGCCCGCGACCCTCACCGCACACAACGCTCTCCGTTACTGCCCTACCTGCACAGCAATGTCAGAGATGGCATCAGACGGAACGTGTCTTGAATGCCTCTCTATCATCGACCTGACCCTCTGGCAGGAAACAGAGGAAGCCTTTCAGGCTAACGAACGCGCGGCTGAGATCGCTGCAAAGCTAGATCCGGTCGATCCGTTTTTCGCGCCGAACCGCGCACTAGAGCGAGGATACCTGTGATGGACCCCGATTGGGAAGTCATCGAGATCGCCCGCAAGCTGTCTCACAATGAGCAACTCGCTCTTCGCCAACTGCGCGATGATGGCAAGGGCAATTACGACGCTCGCCTGAATGCGGCGCGTCGTGCCCTGGAGAAGAAGGGCTTGGCGGACTCGCCCATGTCGCTTGGCTTCGGGCGCACCATGATCGCCTGCGTCCAGACGCCGACAGAGCTTGGCCTGAAGGTGCAGCGCTACATCGGCGGTGCGTCATGACCCCCTTCTTTGCGTCTGATCGGGCGCTCAACCGTGGATATGGGAGGGCTCTGTGACCGATAAAGATTTCGTACGCGACGCGAGGAAGCGTTGGGACAAGATTCTCGATTACGCGAACGATCCGGAGAAAGACGGGGCTGCCGCAGCAATAGCGATTGCGATGTGGGCGACGATGAATGTCGATCGCCTGCTTAAGATCGCTGCCGCCAAAGCTGAGGGCCGATCATGATCCCCCTCCCCGAGATCAAGGTAACCGACAAGACCATTCCTGTTCTGGAAAGCTTGGGGGTGTGCCTGAATAGGATGATTGAACTTCAGATGCAGGCTTACCCGAATTGTTGGGATGATGCTGAGCGCCGCGAGGAAGCGGAAAAGCATCTGTTTGGGCGATCCCCTTCGGGCCCGGCTGTCGCGGCTTCGCCGTCGAGCTGCTTCGCATCTCGCCCCTCCGGGCTTCCATCCGTATCGCAACAGGAGAATTGAAATGGCTTTCGAGATTAAACCGTTCGCCGAAGTCGTGGGCATGACCAAGGAGGCGCTTGACGTTGAACTTGCGCCTATCCGGGCCCGCGCCGCCAGGGCCAAGGCCGATCTCGCCGTTGCCAAACTCGAAGAAGATTTGGTCGCGACCGAGCGTGTCATCTATGAGCAATGCGCGTCGAAGGACATCAACTTTGACACGATCATCTCCAACATCGACCGCTACGAGCTGATCGATCGCAAGCGGACGCAGATCGGCCGGCTGCTCGATCAACTCTTTCCGGCGGCATCGTAATGGGACCGGCGCAAAGCCTCTCAAGCCTGCTGGGCTGCTCCGGGGCACAGATGTCGGCGGAAGCATGGCAAATGCATCGAGCCCTAGAGGCGCAGGCCCAGCGTGGGCAGCAAGCATATTGCGCGCAGGGGCTTCTGAATGCGGGCGGTAGTGCGCCTCCGCCGAACCCCGTCCTTCTGCTGCTGGAGCCGGGTGAGTGACCGCGCAAGGGACACCTACGCGAAGCGCCGAGACTACAGGCTCGGTCGCCGAAGGCGATGGTGACGCGGTGCCGAAGGCAGACGCCCAAACCACCCCATCGGAGAACCCCTCATGACAACCAAGGTGATCAAGGTCTCAGCCCTTAGTAGTGGGGAGAACAACAATGGCGAGTGAACCAACGAGCGCGCTAGCGAAGCGCGAGGAAGCCCCGATCGACTATGCTGGCGGATTGCTGGCGGTGATCGAGCGGGCGGCACGTGACCCGTCTGTCGATATCGACAAGATGGAACGCCTCCTGGCGATGCAAGAGCGCGTTCAGGAAGGCCGCGCCAAGCAGGCTTTCACGGAAGCCAAGATCGCTATGCGTCCCGAACTGCCGGAAGTGACCATGAAGGGTCATATCATCATCCGGGACAAGCAGACGAACGCAATTACACAAGACACGCCGTTCGCGCGGTTCGAGGATATCCACGATGCGGTCGTTCCGGTGCTGTCGCGCCACGGTTTCGACCTGAAATTCCGCAACGGTCTGTCAGCCGACGGCAAGGTTCAGGTCACGACGATCCTGACCCATATCGACGGCCACGAGGAAACGACTGACTTTGTTCTACCGCACGATAGCAGTGGCAGCAAGAACAGCGTTCAGGCGGTCGGGTCGAGCACGTCCTACGGCAAGCGCTACGGCACGCTGGCAATCCTGAATATCAAGGTGGCCGGCGAAGATGATGACGGCGAGAGGGCGTCCTACAAGGACCCGACCGGCGCCCCGCTCGCCCGCACCAAGCTTGACGGCCCCCACGTCAGCAAGACCGCGCTGAAGCAGGCAATCCAGGCCATCCGGTTCAAGGTTGGCCAGTGTCCCGACGTGGAGAGCCTAAACGCCCTGCTGAAGGCTGAGAAGGCCACGATCGACCAAGCCGCCCGCGATTGGGACGCGCTGCTGACCGGCTTCCCAGACGTGCCAGAGGACATAGGCCTTCGCGGCGACGTGGAAGCGCGCCGGGCGTACCTCAAGCAGGACGGCGGCATGTTCGTCGGAATGATCGCATCTATGCGCCAGACGACCACGCTGAAGGCGCTCGCGGCTTGGCGCGCGGCAAACGAGGAAATGGTTGACGCGCTGGACGGCGCGGAAGGTCGTCAGTTCGAGCGCGCTTGGGAAGAGCATGAAGCTCAACTCACCGCCAACAAACCCACCCCTTTGAACGCAGGATAAATCATGGCCGCTAGTCTCAACAAAGTTACGCTCATCGGCGCGCTTGGCCGCGACCCTGAAAGCCGCTCGTTTCAGAACGGCGGCAAGGTTGTCGAGCTTCGGATTGCGACTTCTGAGACGTGGAAGGATCGTAATTCGGGCGAGAAAAAGGAGCGCACAGAATGGCATACGGTCAAGCTATTCAGCGAGGGCCTTGCCAACGTCGCCGAGCGCTACCTGCGCAAAGGATCTAAGGTCTATATCGAAGGCCAGCTTCAGACCCGCAAGTGGCAGGATCAAGACGGCAAGGACCGGTATTCAACCGAAGTCGTGTTGCAGGGCTATGACGCCAAGCTGCTTATGCTGGATGGTCCTCAGGGCGCGTCTGGCGGCCAATCACAGGCTGCAACTGATGAAGGCACAGCCAACACTGCCGGGTCGTTCCGCGACGACCTAGACGATGACGTGCCGTTCTGATGGCCCTCGAAACACAAA